CTTATCTGCGTTCTAATCGCTGGCTCTTCGTTTATAAACGCATGAACGATTGCACCCTGAGAACAGAAACCTTCTGGCCCTGCACATAAACTAACCCAGAAAGCTGTCTTACCTGTCTCTGGTCTAGCAAATGCTATCATAAGATTACCACCACCAATACCACCTACGTTTTCTTTTAACACAGGTATATTAAATTTCCACCTAGTTGTTACATCTAATAATTGTATAACCTCATCTATGTTATTAGTTACTGCAGGATTTTTATCCTCATCAATATTTATTTTATGTTTATCTATCATGCCAGTAATCTCTGTAAAGTTTGCCTCTTTACCATTAAATATTTCTGTGGCCTCAACTGCTATTCTCTGTGCAAGATCTCTATCAGATAAGATACGCATAATATCTTTTGCTATCTCTTTACTAGGCTCTTGTACTTCTTTGATATCCTCTACTAACTCACTAAATTTTTCTTTCGCAGCACGAGTTAATGCAGGATTAAATATTGTAGTGTGCAAAGAATACAACTCATCAATCTTTATATCCTCTTCATATTTATCATGTGCTTTCTGTATCGTATCATACAAAGAACTTACGTCTCCAGAGAATACTGTAGGTGATAAAGTTCCCTTGTACTGTGTGTAAAATTTTTTATTAAGCATAAGCCTAATCATTTGTTTTTCTATCATAGAATATCTCCCTTATCTGTTCTGTGTTATAATATTTTAAATCATCCTCTAATGGTTTTACTATTACATTATCAAACCCAGATGATCTTAAATCTTTTGCTATGTCATAGGCTTTGGTTGTAGCGTCTCTGTCTAGACAGATGTATAAATTTTTATAAGGTTTTAAATGTGACTTTTGTACTGATTTTAATTTAGTACCCATGATAGCAATGCCAGTTAATATATTGGATACTGCACAAGCTGATGGACAATCCTCTACAATAACTGCATCATCACACTCACCACATTTAAAAGGCACATCTTTATTACCATACATGTACCACTTAGGAAAATCTTGTTTAGTTAATGCCCTACCTACTGCACCAACTATCTTATGTGATATTCTATTCTTAACTAAGAACACAACTCTATTTTGTTTTACGTCATACTTAAAATCTGCTCGACCCCAAGACCAAGACTCCCAACAATTATTATTGGATAGCCAACGCATTGCTTTTTCATTTGAATATATTGATTGAAAACTATCCGGTATTTTAAATTCTGTATCTTCTATGTGTAATGTTTGATTGCCATGAAATACTCTGTCTACATAATGCATATTCTTTTCTCCTTGATGTTTACCTTTTGCGTTACACGCTGAATGAAAACAATACCAACCTATTTTATTTTCAGTTGTATCAATAGACAAAGTATTTCTACCATTACAGAATGGACAATCCATTCTTATCTGAGTTTCAGAGGGTATGCTTAAACCTTTTATAACTTCTAACTGTTGTCTATAATTCAACCTGCACTTCCTCGTATGTTATTAGATATC